GAACAACCATGGGCTCCTGCACCGAAGGACGTACACGGTGAATGAGTTTTGGTTGTCTGCTTGGCATCCCATTTTCTGGGAAAATCTGCCTAGGTGAGTAGCGCGCTAAGCGCTACCCACTTCCACCTCGTTGTCAACCGACGAGGAACGGTGTAGCTGCATGGAGCAGCTGCCTCTAACGGAAAGAAGGGCGAAGGGTTGGATACCCCCCGCACACTTTCAGCACGAAACAACTGATCCCAATCTGGGTCGCCGTGGGAAAATTTCACGGGAACGACCACCGGGATACGAATTTCTGTTCGCTGGAGCCCGTTATTGTAACGGGACTTCCAACGCTTCAGCAATTCCTCCCTTAGGTCGGTTGTCGACCAGTCACACTTAAGCATAAGACCAGAATGGTCCGGCTTATTGGTGAATGGTATTAACCCTGATACTCTGGTTACTTCCTTTTGCAAGAAACTTGCAGCCGAGAAGTACCCCCTCTCCCTGAGACTATTAACATAAGTCACATAAGAGAGGGTGGCAGCTGGAGACGGAGATTCACTCCATGGTGCACGTACACGGACTGGGTTTACGCTTTGTAATTTGAAAGCGTCCATTCCACACGATTCTTTGAAGAATCGACCTGTACAGCACTTGTCTTCGTTGAACTCTAAGAAGAGTTCTTCAAAAACAGGAGCGAATTTGTCATAGTGCCCGGGTTGGGCTACTATGTCGTCCCCGTACACATAAATGTCGGGGAGACCAACAAGGTCCCCCCGAGTACGTATGTGTCGGATAGAGCCTACCGCCACTGCCCAAAATACGAGCGCTTCGATGGGAAAGCAAACTGCACTTCCCATAGGAGCAAACTTATTAAGGGTGTGACGGTCACCACTTGGCAAAAGAGTTTCCTTACTCCTGCAGGCGTTTAACGACCTGAAAAGAGGTGGAGGAAATATCTTTTTCACTAACCAAGTGCTGACGCGGTCCGACGCTTCTTTCATATCGTATGTATTAAACATACCACAGAAAGAATTCGTCAGTGCGAGGTCTCGATTAATCGACTGGTCGGTGAAATTCACACGACCAGAACAAGGTGAACTGTGTTGCTCCAAGTGTGGAACAATGCAGTTTAATAACCCTTGTTGGATCCACTGAATTTCTAGTGGTTCCATCGAAATAATACGAGGCCCACGAGAATCCTTTGGAACTAGCCGAATTTCCGCTATTCCATGAGGTATGATTTCCATATCCTCAAGATTCTCCAAGTTGTCACACAGGTGCGAGTAATTGTAGAAGTAGTAATCCGTAAACGGATAGACTTCCTCTACAGTCTCATAGATCCTCTTGAAATTCATTTTCTCATGAGGGTCTTCACCAGTAGCAACTGCACCGGGACCATGTTTCGGTTGGATGTCATGGGTATTTAATCCCATG